GGCATGATGGTCATCATCGGCGTGGGCAAGCCTAAGCATGACGCTCCTATGGAAAAGGCCCATGGCGGCAAGGTCGCCAAGGTCATGCACGAATTTGGCGAGGGCAAGCTGCACTCCGGCTCCAAGAAGGGCCCGAAGGTCACGAACCCCAAGCAGGCTATCGCTATCGCTCTCAGCGAGGCTGGCAAGAGCAAGAAGGGTTACGCTGAAGGTGGCATGAAGGCCGAGCAAGGTGTTGCTTTGCCGAGCCCCGAGAAAGAGATGTTTGAGGTTTACGACCGCCAGACTGGCGACGTCGTCGGCACCTATGGATCTTTGAAGAGGGCTTCTCGCGTTGTTGATAAGCGCGATAACGAATATGGTGGCTATCGTTATGGGCATCGCCCAGTCGCCAAAGCCAAAGGCGGCGACGTGAAGTCTGTCCCCGTCAAGGACATCAAGAGCGGCAAGGTTCCGCAGTCCACCGATGAGGACTTCTACGGCAAGGCGAAGGATGCCCCGATGCCTCCGCGCCGCCCGTCGATGCTCAAAAAGGGCGGGATGCCCCATGAGGACGTGAAGGAAGACACTGCTCTGATCAAGAGCATGATCAAGCCTGCGGCCCTCAAGAAGGCTATGGGCGGCCAGGCTGTTCAGATGGCGAAGTCGAACGCTGTTGAGGCTTCTATGAAGGGTCAGAAGAAGACCCCCTACGCTGATGGTGGCATCGCCATGCAGAGCCCCCTTCAGCAGATGGCTCGCAAGTCTGTGCCTGTCGCCCCTCGTGCGCCCATGATCCCGCAGCAGGCCGCTCCTATGGCTGGCGGCCCTCGCATCGGCGTTGGCCGCTCTCGCTCAGGGAAGCCTAATGTTGGCGCCATTCGCGCCGCCATGGCTCGCGCAGCCACCCAGGCCACGCCTGAAAACGCGCCGAGCATGATGAAGAAGGGTGGAAAGGTCGGGTGCTAAATGGCCGTCTCTGGCACAGTTTCCACGACCGTATTCAAAACCCGGAAGGTGATTGATCACGCCTTCCGGCGCTGCCGTATGCAGCCGCAGCAGATTACGTCTGAGCTGATCGACATGGCAAAGGATGACCTCTATTTGCTGTTGTCGTCGCTTGGCAGTCAGGGTGTCCCTCTTTGGTGCATCGAGAGAGAGATCCTCCCCCTCTACCTCGGGCAGGCAGCTATTGTGCCACCCAAGGGTACGATGGACATCCTGAATGCCAATTTCCGCTGGCTGTCTCGGCAGAATGGGCCGGTGCAGTACAGCTCGCCGGGGGGCATTCCATCATTCGCCTTTGATGGTGATCTCGACACGTCCTGCGCCCAGACGGGCATAAATGGTAACATTGAGATCGCCTACATCGGCGCCGATCCCATCACTGACCCGCAGTCGCAGGTTCAGGTGACGACGGTCGGCGTGATGATGGCGACCACTGGCACCTTCAACATCGCCTTTGAGTGGTCGAATGATGGCGCGACATGGACTTCGTCTCTGTCGCCTGGGCCAGTGCTCTACACCGCAGGCAAGTGGCAGTGGTACGACATCGACGGCACCCAGCCGGTCAACTACTTCCGTATGCGTGAGACGGGTGGCAATACGCTGAACGTCGTCGAGTTCTACGCGGCGAACAACCCCACCGAGATCCCGCTCGCTCGCATGAACCGCGATGACTGGACGAACCTGCCGAACAAGACGTTTGCTGGTCGTCCGCTTCAGTATTGGTTCGACCGCCAGCGCGACTATCCGGTGATGCGGATCTGGCCAGTGACCGACACCACCAACATGTTCGGCCAGTTCACCATCTGGCGCCAGCGCTACATCATGGACGTCGGCACCCTCACCGAAGAGCTCGACATCCCTCAGCGCTGGTATGAGACCATCGTCTGGCAGCTTGCGTGGCGCCTTGCGATGGAGCTCCCCGAGTTCAACCTTGAATTGGTCGGGCCTATCAAGGCGACGGCTGACGAGGCCCTGCGGATTGCGCAAGATGAGGAACGGGACAACTCGCCGATCTACTTTGCCCCGAACATTTCTCCATACACAAGGTAACATTTAATGAGCGTTTTCCTCGACCCAAGAGGAAAGTCTACTTTTGGCATCGGGATCTGCGCCCGGTGTTCAAGAAAGATGTCGCTTGAGGATCTTTCTTCGGACCCTAACTATCCCGGCCTCTATGTGTGTGCTGAGGACAAGGATCAGTTCGACCCTTACCGGCTGGCCGCACGTCAGCCTGAGCGGATTAGCTTGTTTCACCCTCGCCCAGATACTAATATCGCGCTGAACATGCTTGGCACGATTTCGCAAGATGATGACCTCTTCATCATCGGCGAAGAAGGCGATGGGTATCTGGTCCCATGACGAACAATCCGCGCGTCCCTACAAATCTCATCCCGACCAAGATCACGCAGCTTCCGTTGGCTGACAATCCGCAGCCTTCTGATACGACGATTGTTGTTCAGGGTGGGATAACCAAACGCGCGACCCTTGCGCAATTTCTCGGTGTTATAGGCCCCACGGGCCCGACTGGGCCTACAGGGCCGACCGGGCCGGGGTCTGTCGTTCCTGGACCCACAGGCCCCACTGGGCCTACCGGCCCCCAGGGCAACGCCATCACGGGGCCTACCGGGCCGACAGGGCCTACAGGGCCCACGGGGCCTACGGGGGCACAGGGAAGCACGGGCGAGATTGGCCCAACGGGCGTGGCGGGTCCTACGGGCCCCACGGGCCCCACGGGTCCGCAGGGGAACGCGGGCCCTTACGGGCCTACGGGGCCCACTGGGCCAACGGGCGTTCAGGGGATTACCGGGCCCACGGGCGCCACAGGAGCGGCGTCTACGGTTGCTGGCCCGACCGGCCCGACCGGCCCGACCGGGCCCACTGGGCCTACCGGAGCCGCTTCGACGGTTGCTGGGCCTACGGGGCCCACTGGGCCGACAGGCCCTACGGGCGCTGATTCCACTGTTGCAGGACCCACTGGCCCCACCGGGCCTACGGGCGCGGCATCGACTGTTGCAGGGCCTACGGGCCCCACCGGCCCTACGGGCGTGGCAGGGGTCGGCGGGCCAACGGGGCCTACCGGCCCAACAGGCACCGCATCAACTGTTGCCGGGCCTACAGGCCCGACCGGCCCCACGGGCGCAGCGTCAACAACTGTTGGCCCTACTGGCCCGACTGGGCCGACTGGGGCAGATTCTACCGTTGCAGGCCCCACAGGCCCGACTGGTTCCCCCGGTAATTCCACTGGGTTAATTTTGTTTCTGGATGGTGCAACAGCAACTGGCCCGCAAGCCTACGACCTTCTTGTGGTTCCTAATACTGGCGCACAGACAATCCTTTCCAGATCCACCACCACGGGTGTTGGTCGCTTGTTGGGGTCGTTTGTAACCCCCATAGGTGTGCCCAATAATACATCGTTCATTGGCGGCTTGTGGACTCTTATTGCATGGATGTCTGGCAGCAGCACTACTTTGAGATTTTGGACTGAGATTCAGGAGGTAGCCTCTGACGGGACAACCATTCTGCAAACGCTTGCCACTGGAGATTACACGACAGGAACCCCGGTCACGTCTCTTCCTATCGCATTGAAAGAATATGATCTTTATGTGCCAACAGCGACATTGGCATCTACAAGCAGCCGCCTGCTTCTCAATGTTTATGTGCAATCTCAGACTGGCACGCCTGTCGCATCCTTGTATATGCGCGACGGAACGCAATCACACCTAGTCACCACGATTGCCTACAATGTCGCAGGCCCGACCGGCCCCACCGGTCCCACTGGTGCAACTTCCACGGTTGCCGGTCCTACTGGCCCAACTGGCCCCACAGGAGCAGCCTCCACCACCGCTGGACCTACTGGGCCAACAGGGCCGACTGGTCCAGCTGGGACTGGTCCAACAGGCCCAACGGGCCCCACAGGCGCTGCCTCAACAACACCAGGCCCCACTGGCCCGACCGGCCCCGCTGGCACCGGCACCAACATCTCGGTGTCAGACGAAGGGTCGCTTCTCACCTCTGGTGTCACCAGCTTCGACTTCACTGGCTCTGGCGTAACAGCCTCTGCGGTTGGCAATGCTGTCACTGTCACGATCCCCGGTGGCGGTGGCACCTACACACGCACCGCTTTCACTGCGACTGCGGGTCAGACCAGCTTCACAGTCTCCTACACCGTTGGTTACGTTCAGGTCTATTTGAACGGCATCTTGCTTAATGCCGCCGACTACACGGCCAGCACGGGCACGACAATTGTTCTGGCCGCCGCCGCTTCGTCTGGCGATATTGTTGAGGTCATCGCGTACAACATTGGCACGTTCACCAGCGGCGGCTACACCCGCACTACCTACACCGGCACTGCGGGCCAGACGAGCTTCACAGCGGCTTACACGCCCGGCTACATTGAAGTGTTTCTCAACGGCGTCCTGCTTGACCCCACTGACTACACTGCTTCGTCTGGCAGCGCCATTGTGCTTGCCACCGGCACTGCGGCTGGCGATACCGTTGACATCGTTGCGCTGAACATCGGCGGCTTCACTGGCGGCGTCACCGTCACTGGCACCCCTACCAGTGGGCAGATAGCCGCTTGGACTGGCTCGTCTAGCCTACAGGGCATTGCTGCGCCTACGACTGCGGGAAATGTGGTGTTTACCACTGACGGGACAAGTTGGTCCTCTACACAGAAGATTGTGCGGGGAACTGCGGTCGCGTCTACCAGCGGAACGAGCATTGACTTCACTAGTATTCCATCTTGGGCAAAACGCATCACTGTTTTAACAAACGGAGTTGCTACCAGCGGCACATCAAATTTGCAAATCCAAATTGGTTCGGGGTCCGTTACTACAACTGGTTATGCGTCTCAAGCTTCATTCCCAACATCAAACACTGGCGTTATAACGTCAGGGTTCGTTCTTTTTAATCGTAGTGTAGCTGCACAGACGTTGTCTGGCGCAACCCAAATATTTTCAATTGGGTCAAATGCTTGGATCTCCACTGGACTTGCAGCTTATACGAGTGTCACCAGCGTCGGGTGGCAGTCTGCTGGCAACAGCCCCGCTTTATCTGGCGCTCTTGATAGAGTCCGCCTAACCACCGTGAACGGCACAGACACGTTTACTGCTGGAACCGTCAACATCCTCTACGAGTAGGAACTAGAAATGGCGAACGCTCGTAACCTATCGACACTAGCGCAGGGAGCCAGCACGGCGGGCATTCTCGCTGGAACCTATGGCGGCACTGGCGCGTCATTG